CGTCCTTATTATTACAGAGAAACGGGGTATTCATGTCCGGGGGCAGCAGATCTTCACAACGATGCCGACGACCTAATCGCCGAATGGATCGACGAGTCGGTCAAAGCAGCAGAGCCAGTTGCAAAACCAGCCATCGTTGCGCTGATTGAAAACGGCCAGCCAAAGCCTTCGGCAGCGCCTCATTTACATGCAAATGAAACGTTAGCCACAAAGGAAGCCGCGCGACTAGCCGGTGTCCACAAGGGCCAGGAATTCGGCGTGTATGTGCTCACTCAGAAGGTGAGTGAACCAGCACCATCCTATAAGCACGAATGGCAACGGTTCGCTGCTAAGGGCGAGAAGATTTCAGCGATCAAAGAGCTGCGATCTGTGACGGGTCTCGGATTGAGGGCGGCAAAGGATGCAGTCGAGCACTGGATCGCGCACGACGAGCCGTACTCGCGCATCGCCGCCTAACCAGCAAATCCCACCGTTAGACCAACCAGCCCCGCTGCAATCGCGGCGGGGAATGAGGAGGTATTATGCAAAATAGACCGAATGCATTCCAACGCGTCCTGAGCCGTGAATATGGTGAAGACCGACTTCTAGGAATACCAGCACGTGATCAGATGCACCATGATCGTCGAATGAGTGAGATGGCGCAGATGACTGGCGGCAGTGGGTTTCGCACCCCTTCAAAGTCAGTTCGACGCTTTGCTGACGGAACCACCCGTGGCGAGCGTAAGCGCCAGCGTCGATCAGCTGCAAATGCGGCTATTCGTGCAGCGCATGAAGCGGCATGGGCTCGCACCGCTTATGAGGCCAGCCTATGACGGCGCCATCAAGCAATCGGCCCTTCAAAGACTACATCGTTGAGGACGACCGGATCTTGTCCAGCGAAACTACGCTGGGCCTTGGTGATCGCTTCGTCCAAGGGCTGTTAGTTGTCGCGGCTTTAGCGCTGGCCATCGGTTTTTACTCATGGGTGCTGTTGTGAACGCCGTCACGCCAGCCGGTAACGGCACCGGTAAGATTGCGCGCTCTCTAGCTCTGACGGGCTTTACCATTGGGTTCTTGTTGATTGTGGCAGGGTTCATTTTCTGGAACGCAGTGCTGCCTTTCTACGGCCTGCTTTATTTGTGGGGTGGCCAATGACCTACCCACGGTTTCCCACGCTGGCCACATCGGCGCCAGTCTGGCTGATCGGCTCGCTCATCCTGCTGGCCATGATGATCGTCATTCAACTTACCCACTAACCACACACGAGGAGTTTTAAATGGCTATCAGCCTATCAAGCCTCAAATCTACGAAGAGAAACGACCCGCCAGTCATGCTTCTGTATGGCATCGACGGCATCGGCAAGACCAGCCTTGCCGCTGAATTTCCAGATCCGATCTATCTGGCCACAGAAGGCGAGCGTCCTCCATCTGATATCGAAATGGCAACGCCAGGCACGATTGAAAGCTTCGACGACTTGCTCAACATTATCGGCGAACTGCTGACAGTTGAGCATGATCGGCGCACCGTCATTATCGACAGTGTCGACGGCCTCGAACCGCTTGTCTGGGCTGCCACCTGTGCCCGCTTAGGGGTAAACAGTATTGAAGAGCCAGGCTTCGGGCGCGGTTACGTCGAGGCTGATAGTGAGTGGCACGAGCTGATGGCTGCAGTCTCAGCGCTCTCGCGTACTGGAATCCACGTCGTGATGCTGGCCCACCCTGAGATTATTCGGTTCGACAGTCCAGTCACCGATCCATACTCACGCTACACGATCAAGTTGCATAAGCGAGCCAATTCTCTCGTCCGGGAAAAGGTCGATATCGTGGCCTTCATGAATTATCGCGTTTCCATCAAGGAAAAGGAAGTCGCTCGCCAAACGAAGGTGGCGCACGCGGAGGGTGGCAAGGAGCGTAATATTCATCTGAACGAAGGTGCGGGCTATGTGGCGAAAAATCGCTTCTCTATGCCGGACTCGATCGTTTACCGAAAAGGCCAGGGCTACGCTGAGTTAGCGAAGTTCTGGGCTGAAGAAAAAGCTGAAGCTGCGTAAGCTTGCTGATCGAGTTGAAAGGCCTGCCTAAATCCAAAGCGGAAGCAATGGCGCTAGGTGTAAGGCACTTCTTCACTGGAATTCCGTGCACTCGTGGACACGTTGCGAAAAGGTACGCTAGCACGGGTCAGTGCACTGAATGCCAGTACCTCCATAGGCTCAACTGGAAAAGCAATAATCCCGAAAAAGAAGCCGAGAGCAGACTTCAAAGCGTACGAGCATGGGCGCTCCGAAATCCAGATCGGAAACGAGATTTGGCGCGTAAGTCAAATGCAAAGCCAGATGTCTCGGCGAACAACGTAGCAAGAGCGAAGCGATGGAGAGACAAAAATCCTGAGCAGGCCAGAAACTCTCGGCTGGTATCTAACCGGAATAGGCGCTCAAGAAAGAGGGGGGCTGAAGGTACTCATATCGCCGAAGACATAGCAAACATACTGAAGCGCCAAAAATACAGATGCGCTGAATGTGGAGTTTCGGTCCGAAAGATTGAGCAGCGGCATGTTGATCACATTGTACCCTTAGCTTTGGGAGGATCTAATTGGCCATCTAACCTGCAAGTACTCTGTCCTGCTTGCAATCTGCATAAAGCGTCTAAAGATCCGCTAGTTTTCGCTCGGCAAAAAGGGCGACTTATTTAACCACACCACCAACACGAGGAACTAACACATGGCGAGACTTGGAACGGCGTTTGACGCCACCCAACACGACACGACGCAGTCGGATTACTCCGAACTGCCGAACGGCACATACAAGATGGAAATCGAGGCGGCCGACGTGGTGCCGACTTCGACCGGCAGCGGCACCATTCTGAAAACAACGCTGAAGGTGCTCGAGCCCGCTGAATACGCTGATCGCAAGCCGTTCAACAACTACAACATCGAGAACAAGAACCCGCAGGCGCAGGAGATCGGCCAGCGACAGTTCGCCAGCCTTTGCCGCGCGCTTGAAATGTCTTCTGTCGAAGACACGGACGATCTCCTGTTCAAGTCGTTCACGGTTCGCGTCGCCCTCGGCAAGCCTTCAAAAGACGGCCAGTATCCGGCGCGCGCCGAGATCAAGAAATACTTCTTCCCCGACGAGAACAACGTGCCTGAGCCGAGCATTGACGCTCAGCAGCCTGCTGCAGCAGCACAGCGCCCAGCAAACGACAACCGCCCTGCAGCGGCAAACAACAACAAGCCTGCGCAGCCTGCAAAAGCTGCGGGAAGCCGTCCTTGGTCTAAGTAAAGGCCGGAACAGAAACAGCTGCCGGTGCTTGCGCGCCGGTAGCTTACCGAACCAACACGAGGAGTTTTGTATGGCTTACGAATCTGAGCGCAGACAGATCGATGGTGCGCTTCCAATACGCTTCGACGGTGCGTTTGTTGCTGGTGGTGCAGTCACAAGCGTCTTTACAGGCACTGACATCAATGACGTTGACTTGTATTTCAAATCCCACCGCGCATTCGAGCGCGCTGTTTATGACGCATATGAAGAAGGCCTGTGGTGCGTGGCTGCCAGTAAGCGCGCCGTGACCTTTACTGATCGGAGCAACAATATTGCTCAGCTGATGTATTTTGACTTCTTCCCAATTGCCCAGTCTATTTTTGACGCCTTTGATTTTACCGTTTGCATGGGAGCGATGGATCTGGATGCAGGCGTCAACTGCCCAGAATCCGGATTTGCCTTTCATCCTGACTTTCTGAAGCACAACAGCCAGCGCTTTCTGAAATTCAATGCTGGCACACGCTATCCACTCGCGTCAGCTACCCGCGTCCTGAAATACCAACAGCGAGGCTACACGATAGGCAAAGGCGACATCATGAAAGTTGCCTTGGCCGTTCGCGGCGTGAAGATCGAAACTTGGGAAGACCTCAAAGACCAGATCGGCGGCGCGTATGGTGACAAGGTTGTGCTTGGTAACGAGGACAAACCCTTCACCATTGAAGCGGCTATCGAGGCGTTGACTGTGGACGATGCGGAAAGTGAACCATGGGTGCAACCGGCCAACGATAACATGCCGGGCAATGCAGAAGCTCTGCTGGAACACCTTGCCGATCTCAATTGCATCGAATTTGTTCCGCCTGAGCTTGATGAAGACGGCTGGCCCTTAGCAGCCTAAAACCAACCACGGCGCGGTCACCAGCCGCGCCGACCACCAACACGAGGAGAAGCCCATGCGGGTAACGCTTGACCGAGCGCAGCTAGCGCAGGCCTTGTCGACAGTGACGAAGGCAGTTGAAGCCAGAACGACAATCCCAATTCTTGGCAACGTGCTTTTGTCCGTGGACAAAGGACAGCTGAGCATCACCGGTACCAATCTTGATCTGGAAATCAGCACCAGCTCGCCGGTTCTGGATAGCCAGGACGGCACAGTCACGGTTGCGGGTAAGCTGCTTCTGGATATTGCCAAGCGGGCCACAAGTGACGTTAACTTGGAAGCCGACGGCAATCATCTGGTTGTCAAATCTGGCAAAAGCCGTTTCAAGCTTGATACGCTGCCAGCTGCTGACTTCCCGTCCTTCAATCACGGAAGCTTCGACACCACGATCGAAGTAGATCTGGCATCACTAGTGCAGGAAGTGCAGTTTGCTGTCAGCACCGAAGAAACCCGCTATTATCTCTGCGGTGTCTTTCTGGAAGCAAAGGACGGCCATATCGTTGCCACGGCAACAGATGGGCATCGCCTAGCGACGACACGCATTGAGCAGGAAGCCACGTTTGCGTCGGTCATTCTGCCAAACAAGCTGCTGTCCTTGCTGCCGACCGGCGTCGTGTCAGTTTCGTTGTCGTCGAATAAGGTCATGGTTGCGAGCGGTTCAACCGTTATCGTGTCGAAACTCGTCGACGGCACATATCCAGATTACGAGCGCGTTATTCCAAAGCCCTCGGAGCGTGTAGCGACGCTGTCGGCGAAAGCACTGCGCGAAGCTGTCGGCCGAACGTCAGTTATCGCCAGCGAGCGTGGTAAGGCAGTTCGGTTCTCATTTGCTTCAGACGCTCTGACGCTGAACGTCGCTAATCCAGATCGCGGCGACGCGACTGAGGAAATGGAAGTCAACTTCAGCAGCGAGCCTCTGACGATCGGCTTCAACGGTCAGTATGTCACCGACCTTATGGCGGCGTTTGGCTCGGATGAAGTGACGATGTCGATGGCGGATTCTGGTTCGCCCGCACTGATCACGTCAGCCGGTCGGCCGGGATACAGGTGCGTTATTATGCCGATGCGTGTGTAGGACAATGGCACCACTCCCCAAACCACAATCGACAACAGTCGGCGCGATTTATGCCGCTTACGAGGCCCAGGCTAAATCCTGGGACTCGTGGGGCATCAGCGTGGGCGAGGCGGGCACCGAATGCGACAGGGCACTTTGGTATGGCTTCAGGTGGGCATCGGCTCACGAAGTGCATAGCGGCCGGCAGCTGCGCTTGTTTGAAACTGGCAACATCGAGGAAGATCGGCTCGTCGCTGATCTCGAGCGCATTGGCGTCGAGGTCTACGGGCAGCAAGACAAGATCCGGCTTGTGTCGGGCTTCGTGCGCGGCAAATGCGACGGCAAAGCAATGAACGTGCCTGAAGCGTCGAAGACCGAACACCTGCTAGAGTTTAAATCAAGCAACGCCAAGGGCTTCGCCCTGATTGTTAAGGACGGCTGTCAGAAAGCAAAGCCGTTGCATTATGCACAGTGCCAGCTTGGAATGTATGCCTTCGGTTTAAGCCGGTGTCTTTATCTCGTCTCGTGCAAGGACAGCGACAGTCTCTATTCAGAGCGCATCGAATACGATCTGGAATTCTGCCTGCGATTGGTAGCGCGCTGCGAACGCATCGTGTTCTCGGACATGCCGCCGAGCAGGATTAGCGAGAACCCGGAGTTCTTTGGATGCATGTTCTGCAAGCACAAAGCGGTTTGTCACCACGACGCACAGCCGCGTGTGAACTGCCGAACCTGCCTTCATGCTCAGCCTGAAAGCGGCGGCGATTGCCATATCTCATGCGCGCGATGGGCTAAGCCATTGTCGATCGACGAACAGCGTGACGGCTGCCCGGCGCACTTGTACCTGCCGGGCATGGTGAATGGCGAGCAGATCGACGTCGACGAGGACGCCGAGACGATCACTTATCGAATGAAGTCGGGAGAGGTTTGGGTGGATGGTGAGGGAAGGAAGGCGGCGTGAGGAGAGGTAGGTGGTTAAGACCAGTATTGGGAGATGCGCGTTTTTTCATTGTTGATGGAGTTATTTAGGTGATCAAGTGAAAAAGTAACATAGGATTTATAGGTATTGAAATCATTCGAAGTATAGTCACCGTTATCGGTAATTTTTCTTAGATCTTCAGATAAGCGAGCTAATAAGAGTGCGTCTGATCTCAGTTCGAAAGGAAACGGTTTCGTTAAATCTCTTATTTCTTTGGATGATATAGGCGGAAAGTAAATGTAATTTGGGTTGCTTATACGTCCTATCTTTGTAGACATGGAGTTTTCAGCGTTAGCGTGAGCATCGTGTATCTCTGCCAGCCTATCTAAACTATCTAATTCTGTTTTAAGCGACCTTTTGATATTTGCCACATGCTGCCTTCGATTGGCTTCAAGTTGCTGCCTAGCTACTAAAACAGCGATCAGTACCGGGACTCCGGTCAATAGCGTTCCGTGGGCCCCTCCCAAGGCGACTAATGCCTCAATGACGGTATCTTCTGTCGCAACCAACCAACCTAAGATGAGGCAACAGAAAGCGACGTAAATCACCGTCACGACATACAACACCGCCGTCCAAAATCTTTCATTTACAGACAAGGTAACGCCCCCAACATGCTAACCTTACGAAACTACCAGTCAGAAGCAATAGACGCCGTTTTCGACTATTGGCAAGAGGAGGCAGGTAATCCGCTTGTTGATCTTGCGACCGGCTGCGGCAAGTCGTTGGTTATGGCGTCACTGATCCAGCGCCTCGTTGAAGGCTGGCCTGATATGCGCGTGATGGTCGTTACGCACGTCGCGGAACTGATCGAACAGAATTATTTGGAGCTGCTGGGCGTCTGGCCATTCGCACCGGCAGGTATCTATTCGGCTGGCCTTGGTCGTCGTGATGCGCGCAGTCAGATTGTGTTTGCAGGCATTCAGACGGTTCACAATAAGGCGCAGCAAATCGGACACGTCGACGTCCTTATGGTCGACGAGTGCCATCTGATCCCGATTAACAGCAACACGATGTATCGCAAGTTCATTGACGCGCTGCTCGAGGTGAATCCGGATATGAAAATCCTCGGACTGACTGCCACACCTTATCGGCTCGACAGCGGTCGCTTGGATGAGGGCGCAGACCGCCTGTTTGACCAGATCGTCTACACCTACGGCGTTGCTGATGGCATCCGTGACGGCTTCCTTGCTCCTTTGACGAGCAAGCCGACGGCTACTGAATACGACGTTAAAGGCGTGGGAAGGCTTGGCGGAGATTACAAGCAGCGCGCTCTGGAAGAAGCAATCAACCGCACTGACCTTAATGATGCCGTGGTTTCTGAGATCATCGCTAAGGGTGCTGATCGTCGCTCTTGGCTTTGTTTCTGTGCCGGCGTAAAGGCTGCGCTGGACGTGCGAGACGTATTCAGATCGCGCGGAATTACATGCGAGGCCGTAACAGGCGATACACCGAAGGAAGAACGCCGCCGCATCCTTGAGGACTTCAAAGCATATCGCATTCAGTGTGTAACGAACAATTCAGTTCTTACAACAGGATTCAATCATAAGGGCGTTGATTTAATTGCATTTATGCGCCCGACATTATCTTTGAGTTTGTACGTCCAAATGGCGGGGCGCGGCACTCGTCCGCTCTACAAGGCAGGTGCGCCACTAGATACGGTTGAGGAGAGGCTTGCTGCTATCTCGGCAGGCCCTAAACGTAATTGCCTGGTTCTCGACTTCGCGAAACTCGTCGATCGGCATGGCCCTGTCGACATGGTTGAGCCGAAAGCTCCAAGCGCTGGCAATGGTGAGCCACCAATCAAGATTTGCCCGACCATACCGGACGACAACGGGGCGGTTGGCTGCGGTGAGAAGGTGCACATCTCGCTGATGAAGTGCCCATGCTGCGGCTATGACTTTCCGCCTAATGAGGATGAGAAGCTAACCCGCCAGGCAGCCGACGTTCCGATTGTCAGCACTGCCGAAGCTGAAAGGCGCAAGGTAACTGGTAGGACGTTTCACTTTCACGAAGGCAAGGGCGACAAGCCGCCGTCGGTCAAGTGCAGCTACATAGCAGGCTATACGCAGATCAACGAATGGCTTTGTCCGCAGCATACGGGTTTTGCCCAAACCAAGGCGCATCGATGGTGGACGCAGCACGGAGGCCACCGGCCGTTTCCAAAGACGGTCATGGAATGGCTCGAACGCCAGCGCGAGTTGCTCACCACCGACGAAATTAGCGTCGTGCCGAACGGGAAATACTGGAACGTGAAAGATGTACGGGCAGGAGCAGCAGCAGATAACGACAACGTGCCTGAGCCTGCGAACGACAATGTGTCTGTTGGTCTTTCGGAGCTGCTGGAGGATGAGATTCCGTTTTGAAGCAAGCTCCAAAAACAAGAAAGCCCGCTGCACTGGGAGGAGGAGTGTGCAACGGGCTGATCTGGAAAGCGCGACTGGGAGGAGGAGTGCCGCGCTTCGAGTTCAGCCTCTGGGAGGAGGAGTGAGACTGAACAACCCGAAGATAGGTAGCTGGTATGATGATTACAATGGGCGATGATGCACACCAGTTATGCAGCATATGCATGGCCCTAAAAATGGAAAACCGCCCGGCAGCGCAGAAGCGCGCGCAGGCGGTCTTGTCCTCCCCGACGACGATCGTCTAGCAGTATTGATTTAGTAAAGCAACAAGTACCGATAAATACATAATCCCACAAGGTTAGTGGTATTTGATTTGTTCTTATGAGTACATGAATGGCCCGGGGTTCTTCTTCAGAAAAGGCCCGTATCACGCTTGGGCGGGGGGCTTGGGTCGCGCGATACGGGTGCCGTCCTGCGAACAGGATGCCGACATTAAATAGGTACGAGCGCTGAATTCGGAAATGACAGTTTGTTGCAGTTGCAAATTGTTAGTGCAGCAACCAAAAAAGTCGCCCTGCAGCGAGGGCTGTCAGAGCGACTGCGCACGGCGCCCCCACCCGGAAGCCAATACGCAATTCAAACGTAACATCAAAGGCATGCAAGTAAAAGTTACATTTACTTTAGATTCCTCTTGCACCGACTGACGACCCCACCACAATGAGTATTACTGGCCTCACCAGCCAACCACACGAGGAGAAAACATGAAGAATATCGACGCGGATAACTACGACCCATACAACGTAAGAGGGATGGGCGACAACAACCCGCCGACCTCCGCATATGAAGAGATTAAGCAGGAAATCGAAGACCTGTTCGCAGAAGCTAAAAATTTCGCGGACGGCGAAGCCATCGATAGTCAGGCACTCGCCGACGCTGTTACTGAACTGCACGACAAGTTACATGACGCTGGCAAGCGCGCTGATGATGTTCGCAAAGACGAAGCCAAGCCACACGACGACGCGAAGGCCGAAATCCAGGCGCGCTACAATAAGCTGATCGGCAACACCAAGACGTCAGGCAAGGGCAAGGTCGTGCTCGGCAAGGAAGTGCTGCAAGGGCTGCTGACTCCATGGCGCAATAAGGTTGCCGCTGAAAAGGAATCTGCTGCTAAGGCAGCGCGTGAGGAAGCTGACCGCGTCATTCGTGAAGCACAAGAAGCCATGCAGGCGAGTGCTGGCAATTTGGAAGCGCGCGAGCAGGCAGACGAACTGGTCAAGGAAGCCAAACAGGCTGACCGTTGGGCTAAGCGCGAAGACAAGGCGGCAACGACTGGCACTGGCCTTCGTTCGGTATGGCATTGTGATCTGGTAGACGAAGGCGTCGCTTTAGATTGGGCATATGGCCGTGCGCCAGAGCGTTTCAAAGCTGTCGTGCAAGCAATGGCCGAGGAAACTGTGCGCGCCGGTATGCGTCAGGTGCCGGGTTTCAATGTGCGTGAGGAGAGGGTGGCTAGGTGATGGGTAGCGATGTTTAATCTTTAAGATCGTATTGGCCGCGATAATGGTCGCGAACTTCTTCGAATTTGTGAAGAAACTCTCTTGAGGCCGCTGAAATCGCAGGGATCGCACTCCAACCATCGTCCTGCTTCACAACCCTGACGTCAACGTCGAAACCCAACGCTATCAATCTAGATTTGATAATTTCTACCAACTCATCAGCGGTCTTAAATTCTTTGGTCATGGCAACTCCTAACTGAAAATGAACTCTATCACACACCCCGCCAGCCACCAACTGGCGGGTTACCACACACGAGGAGAGAATGAATGCATGCACCGCTACCCAGCGGGCCTTTCGGCTGCG